TAGAAGACTGGTAGCAAGAGCCAGGCTAGTTCCCCGACTAGAATCTGAGGCTTGCGATTCAAACGAATAGAAGGGTGGGTTGCTATGAGCAACAACTACTGGGATGAAGACGAAGACGACCTAGATACCGACAACGAAGTGCAGATGGATGGAAGTGACTTACTTAAAAAGTTACGGAAAGCCAAGCGCAACGATGAGAAGCGTATCAAGGAACTCACTGAGCAACTTGAGGGATTATCCAAGGCGCAGCGTGAGCGTGTAGTCAAAGAGGTCCTAGAACAGAAGGGTGTCAATCCAAAGGCACAACGATTAATCCTAAAAGACTTGGATGATATTAGCGAAGAGTCAGTTAATAACTGGCTTGAAGATAATGGAGACTTGTTTGGATTAACTAAGCCAGAGGTAAACGAAGAACGAGAACTAAATCGAGCAGCCCTACGGCAGCAAGATGTAGTTACTCAACTTGGTACGTCCCCTGACCGAGCAGAAGATTTATTGAGTCGAATTAATAATGCGGCATCCGCAGAAGAACTCAACTCTATTATTTTCTCTCAACAATAATTTACATAGTAATTTCACAACTCACCTAGGAGGTGAACAACAATGGCTAATGCATATACATCCTCTACTGGCAATCTCGCTGGTACCGCTGGTGCTGCAGGTCTCGTCCAAAAGGCGTATGACCGTCTACTAGACTTTGCGTTGCGTTCAGAACCCCTAATTCGTTCAGTCGCTGACAAGCGTCCAACCAAATTAGCAAACCCTGGCTCAACCGTAGTTCTACAACTATACGCAGATTTGTCTGAACAGACAACTGCACTCACAGAATCAACTGAGCGTGACTCAGTACAGATTGCTGCTCCAACATCAGTTACTATTACTCTTGCTGAGTATGGTAACTCTGTCCTTGTTACACGTGCTTTGGAACTATTCAGCCTTGCTGATGTAGACCCAGCAATTGCTAACATCATCGCTTTCAACCTTGCAGGTTCAATTGATACAGTCGCACAGACTGAACTTCGTGGTGGTACAAACATCATCTACGGTGGTACACGTACTAACACAGTAACAATTGCTGCTACAGATACAATCACTTCTGCTAACATCCGTAAGGCTGTTGCTAAGTTGCGTTCAGGTCTGTCAGTTCCACGCAAGGGCTCACTCTACTGGTGCGGTATTCACCCAGAAGTTTCACACGACCTTCGTGCTGAGACTGGTGCTGGTGGATGGCGTATTCCTCACGAGTATGCTGCAGGCGAAAACATTTGGGCTGGAGAAATTGGTTCATACGAAGGTGCTTACTTCGTAGAATCTGCTCGTATGTTCAAAGATACTGATGGTGCTTCAAGCGCCCAGGTATACCGCACAATTCTTTGTGGTAAGGAAGCATTGGCTGAAGCCGTTGCTGAAGAGCCACACGTAGTTATCGGTCCAGTTATTGACCAGTTAATGCGTTTCCGCCCAATGGGTTGGTACGGCGTTCTAGGCTTCAAGCGTTACCGCGAAGCAGCCTTGTATCGTATTCTTAACGGTTCATCAGTCGCATAGTTGATTGACTGAGGGGCAGGGGAAACCCTGCCTCTTGGTAAATTCATTAGGGAGAACAATGGCAACGTACACACTTGTAACACCAACCTTGGAACAAGGACACATTGGTATGCACCGTTTGTTCACACATTTTAAGCAACGCACAAAGAGTTATACTATCATCTTAGATGCTGGTGTTTACTCGCTTATACAGTATCCAACCGAAGACGAGTTAGCAACTTACACTGCTTACTATATGGGTGGGTGTCAACATACTGGAATTACAGAGGCTATCAGAACAGCAATGATTGCTGATGCCATTGTAACTTCAGCCAACTTTACGGTGGAATAAATGGGACTGCATCAAAGACAGACACATCCAGAATTTGTAGAAGGTTGCTTTGGATGTAAGATACAACTATTAGAATTATCTACTGGTGATGCCAGAGGTGATGTTATAGCAAGTGGTACTACCCAGAAGAAGTGGAACTCCGAACTCGAAGCATATCGTAGTGCTAGAGCACAGGGTATCCAACCTAATGGTACAAATAGAAAACAAGTCCAGGCAGCACACGAAGCATCTGAAAAACTAGGTGCAGCCTATGACGGTAACACAATGGTACAAGCAAGAAAGATAGACAAACCAACAGCCACAGTAATGAGAGAACTCAAGGAAGCAGGAATATAATGCCAATGGTCGGAAAAATGAAATTCCCTTACACAGCAGCAGGTAAGATGGAAGCAAAGAAAGCCGCAAAGAAGACTGGTAAGAAGATGGTTAAGAAGACAGCAAAGAAGATGGTTATGAAAAAGATGGGCAAGATGAAGTAATGGCTACACCTAAGCCTAAAGTTAAATTAGTTGGTGGACTTGCAAAAGTACTTAAGCCTATTAAGGCTCCGCCAATGACTCCACAAGATGCAGCAATGTTAAAAATCTTGCAAAAGAAATATGGCAAAAACGTTTACAAGCCTAAAGGATAATAAATTAAGGTAGGGGACAATGGTTAAACAAAAGAAAGAAACCTTAGCAGTCGCTTGGTGCGACAATGGTATGGTAGATGGCAAGTTTATGGAGGGTGTCGTAGATACCCTTATAAACTCAGGCGTAGAGTTCTGTGGCTCACTAAGAGCCCACGGTAATCAGATAGCACAGCAGCGAGAGATGTTAGTCAATCGCTGGTATGACAACAATAAATCTGATTGGCTACTCTGGCTTGACTCAGACATTATGATTACTCCAGAGAAGTTTCTTAAACTCTGGAATCGTAGAGATGCCGTAGATATTCCATTGCTTACTGGTGTTTACTTTACAAGTAACGAACCAGAGCAACCATTGATGAAACCACTAGCAACTGTTTATGAGTTTGCTGAGGCAGAGTTTGGTATTGGGATTAGAAGGTTAGACCCACTACCTAAGAATGCCTTTATAAAAGTAAGTGCTGCAGGTATGGGCTTTTGCCTAATGCACCGCAGTGTAATAACAAGAATTAAGGAAGCATTACCAGGAGTTCCGTTCTTTACAGAGGTGGGTGCTAACAAGCAGTTCACTGGTGAAGACATCTACTTTTTTGCAGTAGTTAACAAGGCAGAGATTCCTCTGTGGTGTGATACCGCTGCAACTGTAGGACATATGAAGCGATTCAATATGGACGAGAACTACTATGATGCTTTTGGTAGAGGTAAAGGTTATGCAGACTAAATATCCTAATTGGTTTGAGATGACCGCAAAGGAAAACTTTGAGTCACAACTACTACCACTTGCTGGTAAGTTTAATCTTAGGTTCTTACAGATTGGCGCCTTCACAGGCGATGCAACTGTATGGCTGGTAGATAACGTGCTTGTTACAAAGAACTCTGTGCTAGAAGATGTAGACATCTGGACTGGCTCTGATGAAGAAGAGCACAAAGAGATGGATTGGCTAGACGTTGAGCGTGTATACGATTCACGGATTGCCTTTCGACCCAATGTGATTAAGTACAAAATGGACAGCAAAGAGTTCCTTCGTTCTATTGAAGAACCAACCTATGACTTTATCTATATTGATGGAGACCATACAGCAGAAGGTGTACTACAAGATGCCGTGCTTGCTTGGAGATTACTCAAGCCAGGTGGGATTATGGCATTTGATGACTATCTATGGGAAGACCCTAGAGGTATCGAGTTCCAGCCAGGCTGGGCGATAGATACCTTTGTAGGAGCAGTCAAGGACGAATCAGAAGTTCTATTATCAAACTCACAAGTATGGCTAAGGAAAAACAATGACAGCAGCCTGGACACGTAAAGAAGGCAAGAACCCTGCTGGTGGCCTCAATGCCAAGGGCAGGGCATCTTACAAGGGTGGCACTCTCAAAGCCCCTGTAAAGTCTGGAGACAACCCACGTAGAGCATCTTTCCTAGCACGTATGGGTGGTATGCCAGGACCAGAACGCAAGCCTGACGGCTCGCCAACAAGATTACTCCTATCGCTTAATGCGTGGGGAGCAAGTTCTAAGGCTGATGCCAAGCGTAAGGCTGCAGCAATTTCTAAGAGAAACAAGGCAAAGTAATGGCTGCTAAAAAGAAATCTACAGTTAACGCTGCTGGTAACTACACCAAGCCTGGTATGCGTGCTGCATTGTTTAAGAGAATTAAGGCTGGCTCTGCAGGGGGAGACCCTGGCGAATGGTCTGCTCGTAAGGCTCAACTGCTTGCTGTTCGTTACAAGAAGGCAGGCGGAGGCTACAAGTAATGGCACTGGCTAAGTCTCAACAGTCTCTTAAAAACTGGAGCGCACAGAAATGGAAGACCTCTGACGGCAAGCCATCAAAAGGTAAGAAGCGTTATCTGCCTGCTGCTGCTTGGGCTTCTCTAAGTTCAGCAGAAAAAGCAGCAACTAATAAAGCCAAGGCTACGGGCAATGCCAAAGGTAAACAATTTGTAAAGCAACCCAAATCAATAGCAAAGAAAGTAGCGGGGTATAGATAATGGCAGGAACAGCGGGTAGTAGTTTAACAGCAGAATTAAATCGTCTTGCTAGTACAACTGGCAAGGCTGCACAAGGTGCTGCCAATGTTTACGCTGGCACAACTGGCTTAGGTCTAAACGCAGCCCTTAATAAAAAGGCTGATGCTAACCGTCAACCCTCTGCATACAAAGGACTCAACGCTATCTGCAATGAACTTGCTGGTACTACTGGTAAATCCGCAAGCGATGCATTAAGGACTATATAGTGACTACATTATTAAATATGGTTGATGAAGTGTCAATGAACCTTTCAGGTTACACACTTCAACAGGACCGTGCTACGCACATCACAGCAGCCGTTGCAGCAACCGCTTCAACTATTGCTGCACCTATTACTTTATCTCTTGCATCTACCGACAGCGTAGGCAAGGGTATTGTTGAGATTGATGAAGAACTATTCTACGTAGATAACTATGACAGAGTTGGTAACACTGCAACTATTGCTCCCTATGGTCGAGCATATCTAGGTACTACTCTTGCTGCACACACAGAAGGTACCAAGGTTACTATTGCACCTACCTTCCCACGCTTTACAATTAAGCGAGCAATCAACGATACTATCAGTGCTATTGGCTCATCTATCTTTGCAGCCAACACAACTACAATTACATCTAACTCTGCAGTCTCAGCCTTTAGGTTGCCTACTACTGGTACTACATTAAACATTAGTAAAATCCTTGCTATTGCATATCAAGCCTTAGGCTCAAGCAAAGAATGGATTCCTATTCGTAATTATCGTTTTGATGGCAACGCTAACTCAACTGCATTTACTAGCGGTCAGACTGTATCTATCTATGACTACATTCCTTCGGGACGTACTGTTCAGGTGGTATACGCTACTGACCCAACTCCCTTTACTAGTTCTTTCTTTGCAGTTAATAACAAAGCGTTAACTAGTAATGTGGCTACTCTTACTACATCTGATGCTCACGACTTTGCCGTAGGAGATATTGTTGGTGTATCTGGAGTAGACTCAACCTTTGATGGTGAGTTTACAGTAGTAGCAATTCCGACTACTACTACCTTTACTTATGCTAAAACAGCAAGCAATGTTACAAGCGCAGCAGTAAGCCCAACTGGTAAAGTTGGAATTACTTTTGCTGACAAAACTGGTCTGCCTGAATCCTGCAAAGACTTAGTTATTCTTGGTGCTACTTATCGCTTGCTATCTAACCTTGACCCAGCACGTGCTTCAATGGTTAGCCCACAGGCAGATGAGACAGATTCCAAGCGTCCATACGGTTCATCTCAATCTCTTACTAAGCAAGTTTACGCTTTGTTTAATCAACGATTAAATGAAGAAATTAAGAACCAGCAAGACAAATATCCTATCCGTGTCCACTACTCCCTTTGATAGGCAGATAAATGACAACTAGAAAATACTCGTCCAGAGCACAACAGACCACACTCAGTAGCGGAATCACCTCTGGTGATGTAACTATGACTGTAGGTTCTGGTGCCAACCTTATGGGTGGTAAGACACCCGCAGTAGGTGAAACCTATACCGTTGTCATTGACCCTGATACGGCCCTTGAAGAAATTGTAGATGTCAGTAACTACGCATCAGGTAACACACTTACTATTGCTAGAGGCATTGATGGTTCTACTGGTGTAGCCCACTCTGCTGGTGCCATTGTCCGACATATGGTTATTGGTCGTGACCTAAGTGAGTCCAATACACACATTGAAGCAACCACTGGACACGGTGCAACAGGTGCAGTAGTTGGTACAACTAACACACAAACTCTAACTAATAAGACTTTAACTGCACCAACCCTGACTACTCCAGCCTTGGGTACTCCTGCATCTGGTGTTCTAACTAATGCAACTGGATTACCATTAACAACAGGCGTAACTGGCACACTGCCAGTAGCCAATGGTGGTACTGGTATTACTTCACTTGGAAGTGGAGTTGCTACATTCCTTGGAACTCCATCTAGCGCAAACCTTGCTGCAGCCGTAACCGATGAAACAGGTACTGGTTCTTTGGTACTTGCTACTAGCCCAACTCTGGTTACACCAGTTCTTGGTGTAGCAACAGCAACTAGCATCAATGGTACAACAATTCCATCAAGTGCTACTTTAGTTAAGACTAGCGATACTGGTACAGTTACAAGCACAATGTTGCTTGACGGAACCATTCTTAATGATGATGTCAATGCCTCTGCTGCTTTAGCATATAGCAAACTAGCCCTTACTGGTGCAATTGTTAATAACGATATAACTAACGATACAATTACAAATGCTAAAATTAATACTGCTGCTGCAATTGATAAAACAAAAATTAGTGGTACTGCCGTTACGGTAGCCGATACTGGTACTGTAACCTCAACAATGATTCTTGATGGAACTATTTTAAACGCAGATATTAATGCATCTGCAGCCATTGCTCTTAGCAAGTTAGCAACCGACCCACTAGCCCGTGCTAATCACACTGGCACACAACTAGCAGCAACTGTCTCAGACTTTGACACACAGGTTCGTACATCTCGCTTAGACCAGATGGCTGCACCTACTGCATCAGTTGCACTTAACGCTCAAAAGATTACAGGACTTGCTGACCCTACGCTTGCACAAGATGCGGCTACAAAGGCATACACAGACCTACAGATAACTAACCTTATTGCAGCAGCACCTGGTGCCTTAGATACTCTTGATGAGTTGGCTGCAGCACTTGGTGATGATGCATCCTTTGCTACTACTGTAACCAACTCTTTGGCTGCTAAGTTGCCACTTGCGGGTGGCACTATGTCTGGTGCTATCGCTATGGGTACAAGCAAAATTACTGGTCTTGGAACTCCTACTGTAAGCACAGATGCTGCTACTAAGGCTTATGCAGATACAATGCTTCCTTTGGCTGGCGGAACAATGTCAGGTGCAATAGCAATGGGAACTAGTAAAATTACTGGTGTGGGTAACCCAACTAATGCTCAAGATGTAGTTACAAAAGACTACCTAGATAATACAGTTCTTGCTCCATCTAATTTAACTGGTCCTATTACCTCAGTTGGCGCAGCAACTAGTATTGCATCACAGACTGGTACTGGTACTACGTTTGTAATGAATACCAGCCCAACGCTTGTAACACCTGTATTGGGTGTGGCTACGGCAACATCTATTAACGCAACAACTATTCCATCTACCAAGACCCTAGTAGTTACTACAGATAGTTTAGCAGTTCACGCTGCTACAACTTCTGCTGAACTAGCAGGTATTATTTCTGACGAGACTGGCTCTGGTGCATTGGTTTTTGGAACATCACCAACATTTGTAACTCCAGTCTTGGGAACTCCAACATCAGTCACTTTAACTAATGGAACTGGATTACCAGTCAGCGGTATTACTGCTTCAACATCTACTGCTTTAGGTGTGGGTAGCGTTGAATTAGGTCACGCTACTGATACAACTCTTGCTAGAGTTTCTGCTGGCGTTGTATCTATTGAAGGCGTTAATGTTGTTACCACTTCATCAACAGATACTCTTACTAATAAAACTTTAACCACACCAGTAATTACTACTCCTAAGATTTCATCAACTTACAGTGCCAAGACTGCTGCATATACATTTGCATCTGGTGATGAAGGTAATATCTTCTCAATGAACAATGCTTCAACAACTCAGTTTAATATTCCTACAGATGCAACTTTTAACTTTGCAGTAGGCACAGAAATTAACGTGTTTTGGATTACTGGTGCAGGTCAACCTACTATCGGTGCGGTAACTCCTGGTACAACAACTGTTATCTCAACAGGTGGAACATCTGCTACACCTAAATTGCGTGTTGCTAACTCTGGTGCAACCTGTAAAAAACTTGCTGCTAATAGTTGGATAGTGTTTGGAGATATTTCGTAATGACACCAATGCTAGGAATTGTGTCATCGGCTGGATACCCGCGTGTTCCTAATGCACCTACAATAGGTACGGCAACTGGTGGCAACGCCAGTGCAACTGTTACTTATACAGCAGCGGCTACTGGTCCAGTTGCTAGTTCTTTTACAGCAACCTCTAGTCCAAGTGGATTAACAGGTACAGGCGCAAGTCCTATTACGGTTTCAGGTTTAACTAATGGAACTTCTTATACATTTACAGTTACAGCAACTAATGCAAGTGGAACTTCTGCAGCATCTAGTGCTTCCAACAGCGTAACTCCCGCAGTACCTGCCTATACTCTTTTACAAACATACACAGCAAATGATTCTTTCACGGTTCCTTCGGGAAAAACTGAGTTAGCATTTGCAATTGTTGGTGGAGGAAATGGCGGTATTTCAGGTGTAATCACTGGTTCTGGTGTTGATTATGGAAAAGCAGGCGGTAAGGGAGGCAATAGCAGCGGCGCTGCAATGACTAGAGATGTATCCACATCTCCTGGAACTGTTTACACAATTACAATTGGTGCAGGTGGTGGTGCTGGTGGTTCTGGCGGAACAAGCAGTGTTGTTCAAGGAGCAACATCTATTGTTTCTGCTAGTAATAGCGGTGCAGTTCTTTCAGTAGGGACAAATGATGGAGTAAGAAATTCAGCAACTGGAGGAAATGGCGGAGCACAAGTTGGACCTGGTGGACCAACGGCTGGTAATCCTGGTAGTGCTGGTGGCAGTTCTAGTTCAATAACTTCTGGTGATGCTAACATAGCAACACTTACTTGGGGTGGTGCTGGCGGTGGCGGTGGTGGTGGTGGAGTTAGTCCATCTACTTCTCTTGCTGCTGCTTCTGGTGGCGCTGGTGGTTCCTCAGGTGGCGGTGCTGGAGGTAATGGTGGGCGCGTAGTGAATGTTGCCCAACTTAGAGATGCATTTATTGGTGCTGCCGCAAGTTCATATGGCGGCGGAGGCGGCGGTGGCGGTGGTTCTGCTGGAAATGGAACAAGTAATGGTAATAATGGACCAGGCGCTTCTGGTGGCGGCGGTGTTGTTTATGTTTATGGGAGATAAAAATGTCACATTTTGCTAAAATAGATGAAAATAATATTGTCATAAATGTTGTTGTTGGAAATAATAATGACCCTAATGGTGATGAAGGTTATCAATGGTTGCTAGATAATCTTGGTGGTACTTGGATTAAAACTTCATACAATACTATTGCTGGTGTTCATTATTTACCTGATGAAAATAGAAATGAAGAAGGCTATCGCATACCTTCTGGAAAGCCACATTTACGATTTAACTATGCAAGCATTGGTTATTCATATGATGCAGACAAAGATGCTTTTATTGCGCCTAAATGCCACAGCGAAGCAGTGCTAGATGAAACAACTTGTTGTTGGAATTGCAGTAATGCCGAACACTAACACCAAGTCTGCCTGAGTAATGTGTTACCAATGTGGTAGTTGCTCTCATCAGCCTACTCGCACAATAGATGATGCTATAGATGAAACAGATTTACTACCGTATTAAGGAGCAATAGTGGCAACAAGAGATATAACCGAAGGTAGAGGCTCTGCAACTGCCAGCATTGGTCGTGCTATTGCTGTTGACTTAGGTATTGTTTCATCTAGTTCTACTTGGCAGAACACTAATGAGTCATATGATGTGGCAGTAGGTGGACTTCCATTCTTCTATGCCATTAGTGATGCTCGTCCATACATCCGCCAGACTGCACCGTTTCGTAAGGAACAGTCAGACATTGGCGCAGAACCAGGTGAGCAGTCGCTCACTGGTTTTTGGCTAAGAAGCCAGTCTTCTTTTCACAATGGCACAGGCATTAAGTTTTATGACCCATCTGCAGGTGAGACAGTTAACTATCGTTTTGCTGACTCAGACAATGTAGACATTTGGACTAAGGGACAAGTAACTCTGCTCAAAGAAACAGCCAATATGACTGGTGTTACTAGCGGTATCTACAAACTTATCTCTGGTATATCTACAACTACTGATGTAGTTGTTGGATATATTCCTGGCTCTACTACAATAAAATCTTTTCAAGCAGATGGCACAGTAGTAACTACATATGCGCCTACTAACCTAGGTAACATACTAGATGGCGCAGTAGTAACAGATGGCACACGCTTGTTTGCTGCTGATAATGACCACGTTTACGTGGGTCCACTCAACGCTGCTTCAACTGGCTGGACTGAATACTATGTAACTGGCACACGTGCCACTCTTGCTTGGGTTAAACAACGCCTTGTTGGTGCTGTTACTAACTCTGTTTATGAATTAACTGGTGCTACTGGTGGTGCAATTGCATTACCTACACCGCTATATACACATCCTAATACTGCTTGGATATGGTCATCTATATCTGAAGGTGGCTCTGCTGTCTATGCTGCTGGTTATGCTGGCGGAAACTCCGCCATCTACAAGTTTGTTTTATCTAATGCTGGTGCTATGCCTACCCTGTCATCAGGTATTGTAGCAGCGCAACTGCCAATTGGGGAGATAGTTTACAAGATTGAGTCATACCTTGGTTACTTGATGATTGGTACCAATAAGGGTATGCGTGTGGCTAGTATTTCAGATACAACTGGTGACTTGTCCTACGGTCCGTTGATATTTGAAGACACTAATGGTGTCTATGACTTTGCATTCCGCGATAAGTATGTCTGGGCAACTGGTACAATTGGGACATCTCCTGGACTATATCGCATTGACCTAGGCACAGAGATTGAATCCTTACGCTTTGCTTATGCTAAAGACACCTACCTTACTGGTGTTACTGGATACGCAACTAGCGTAGATTTTATAGGTAACACCAACCAACTGGCTTTTACTACATCAGGCAGTAATGGCATAGCCATTCAATCAACTACAACTTTAGCAACAACTGGCTCTATAACTACAGGTAAGATTCGATTCTCTACCCTAGAGCCTAAGAACTACAAACGTCTTATTGCACGTGGCACATTTACATCTGGTGAGTTTACACTATCATCTCTTGCTACAGAAGCAAGTGGTAATGAAACACAGTATGACCACATCACATACAACTTAGGTGTAGATGCAGTAGAAGTAACTACATCTCAGCCTGAAGTAGCACAAGAGTTTCTTGCATACAAGTTTACACTTGACCGTGATACAACTGATACAACTACTGGTCCTACCTTTAAGGGATACCAAGCCAAGGCAACCATTGCATCTCCACGCAATAGAGTCATTCGTTTTCCTGTCTACTGTTTTGATATTGAAACAGATAGGTTTAATACTGTAGTTGGGTTTGAAGGCAGAGCCTTTGAGCGTATCCAATTGCTAGAAGAGATTGAAAAGACAGGCGATGTTCTGACTTGGCAAGACTTGACAACAGGAGAATCACGACAGGCAGTAATCGAACAAGTTACATTCACCCGTATGACACCGCCCGATAAACGCTTTGATGGTTTTGGTGGCATCATAGAGATAACAGTAAGGACAGTATAATGGAGTTCAAGGACTATCTAACAATGGCAGTTGCTGTTATAGCAATCATAACCGCTTTTGCTGGGAGTATGCGTTGGATGGTTAAACATTATCTCAATGAACTTCGCCCTAATGGTGGCAGTTCAATGAAGGACTCTATGGCCCGTATGGAAAAACGTATTGACGATTTGTATACATTGATAGCGGAGAGATAAATGAAAGCAACACCTGCGGCACTAGCAGTATTACGTCAAGCAACAGCACTGCGCCCTAAGCGCAAGAAGGCAAGCGATGGACTGCTACCTTCTGTTGCACACCAAAAACAGAACCCTGACTCAGACCACAATCTTGGTCTAGCAGTTGACCTAACCCATGACCCAGCCAACGGTATAGACTGTGCTGTTATATTTGAAAAACTTAAGGAGGATAAGCGTGTTGCCTATCTTATCTTCAAAGGTACTATCTGGTCTGAAAAAAAGAAAGACCTGGGAGACAGACGGTACACTGGGGTTAATGCTCATAATAAGCATCTACATATTTCTATTAAGCCCTCTATGGCTACCGATACTAATCCTTGGTTTTGGTGGATGAATCAGCCTAAAGTTATCAATCAACTAAAGGCTGCTCTAACACCATCTCCTAGCAAGAAGACGTATAAGACTGAACCTTGCACTTGTTGCAAAGTCCATGCGTCTAAACCTCAACAGTCCTAAGGAGGACTTATGAACACAGAAAAACTAGCATCAATCGCAGGCTCATACCTACGTGCAGCCTTTGCTGCAGTGATTGCTCTATACCTAGCGGGCGAGACTAACCCTAAGAATCTTCTTATGGCTGCTGTCGCTGCTATTGCTGGTCCAGTGCTTAAGGCGCTTGACCCTAAAGAAACTACGTTTGGACGTGGTTCAGAATAATCCTCATCTAAGGCCCTAGCAGGCCGATAGAGACAAGAAGCCCCCCTTCCTAAGGTAATCACCCTAGGTTGGGGGGTCTTTTGTCGTCCCTAGAAGTCGTCGTCCGCTTCCCAGTCCTCACGGATTTCGTCCCATGTCTTGAGATTTTTATTGAACTTATATTGCTTGTACTTTTCAAGTGCTTCATAGAATAAATCACGTACTGCTAGTGCCAGTATGGCACCTAAGAAAACTTCCAACATAGTATCTCCTATAGTGTAATATATATTATTATATATAATATAACCCCCTTTGGGGGTATATATAATATATTATATTCAAGTATACACGTAGAATCTGACCGTGTAAGTAACCGAATCAGGCACGCTTAGTGGCACTGGTTCTAGGGTGTGCTATAGTTAGGGCATGATTCAACTTGGAGACTATGAACTACCTGAACATGTGAGTTACTCCGCGTTCAGCACCTACATTGACTGTGGTTATCAGTACTACCTCGGTCGGCTGTTGCAGTTACCTGAGGCACCATCGGTCTGGTCTGTGGGGGGCTCAGCCTTCCATACGGCAACAGAAATGTGGGACTTAGAAAATGCAGAATGAACTATGGGCTAAGGCCTGGGTACAAGAACTTGGTGACAAGGACCTGACCAATGCACGTGTTGGTGGTCGAGCAACCAAGGCTAACCCACAAAAGGAAGACGTTAACTTTTGGCAAGCGACTGGACCTCAATGGGTCCAAGCGTACATTGATTGGCGTAAGGCTAACCCTGCCTGGAAATTGTGGAAGACACCACAAGGCGTACCAGCAATTGAGTTAGCGATGTTACCTGAATTTGCTGGCGTGCCAGTCAAGATGATTCTTGACAGGGTGTTTGAAGTCAATGGCGAACTTGTTATCGTCGACCTAAAAACCTCTCAGCAAACACCAACCAATACACTTCAACTTGGATTCTACAAGGTCGGAATACTAAAGACCTTTGGGATTGATGTTAAGTGGGGGACTTATTGGATGGCACGTCAGCACGGTGTGTCACCTCTTGTTAGCCTCGAGCAATACACAGAGGATAAAATTGAGTACCTTGTTGCAGGATTTGACAAGGCTCGTAAGGCTGGAATCTTTTTACCTAATACAAACAACTGCCAATATAAATGTGGATTGACAGCACACTGTCAGTTCTCAACGAAGATAGGATAACAAATGGAAGAATGGAAACTGCAAGTCAGTTATAAGACACCTGCTGGGGATATGATTAATATCCGTAGCAACACGGCCGATGAACTTAGCGTATTGCTAGAGGGTATCGGTGACTACTCAACACAAATCGCTGCAGTGCAACGATTGGTTGTTGGTGCCTACAATGTTGCCCCTTTGGGGACCACGCCTTCAACTCAAGGCACAACGCAATCCACTTACTCCGCTCCCAGCCAGGGGCAGGGTCCGTCACTTACACCTCCGCCAAGCGCTATAACCCCAACAGGGACAGCGAGCCCGACGTGCGTACACGGAGCAAGAATCTTCCGCTCGGGAACGAGCAAGACAACTGGAAAGCCTTACGCTTTCTGGGCATGCCCAACCCCACAGGGAACACCCGACCAATGCAAGCCAGTAAACTAAAGAAACATTAATGAGTCGTAGCCATCAAGTCACAACGTCTAGGTGGCTACGCTCGTTCTTTACAGAAGGGAATGGAACAGGATGCGTACACTTGTCCGCTCAGTTGGTCGTCCCAGTATTGGTGGAGAACCGTTACCTAGTTGTTTCAAAGCGTTCGAAGCGAACAAGATTATCATCAGGCGCTCTGAAGTTTCGATGTTTGCAGCAGCACCAGGTGTAGGAAAGTCAACACTTGCTCTTGCTTTAGCATTAAAGATGAAGGTCCCAACACTTTACATATCAGCAGATACCAACGCACACACTATGGCTATGAGATTAGCCTCAATGATTTCAGGTAAGTCGCAGTCAGATGTAGAACAGTTAATGAATGTCGACCTTGGTTGGACTAAAGCAACACTTGCTAAGGGTTCACATATCGTATGGTCATTTGAATCAGCACCATCTCTCCAAGATATTGATGAAGAAGTACAAGCGTTTGAAGAATTGTGGGGATGCCCACCAGTTTTAATTATAGTAGATAACTTAATGGATGTTGCCACTGATGGTGGCGAAGAGTTTGCATCAATGCGTGCAATCATGAAGGAGTTGAAGTACCTTGCCCGTGCAACGAATGCTGCAGTTGTTGTCCTTCACCACACAAGCGAAGCGGTCCAAGGTTCTCCATGCCAACCGCGCTCGGCGATTCAAGGTAAGGTTGCTCAGTTACCTGCTCTTATATGTACCCTCGGCGTTGTTGGTACTAGTATGGGTGTTGCGCCAGTTAAGAATAGATACGGACGCGCTGACGCAGGAGGAGGACTGATGACTTGGGTTGCATTTAATCCAGAGTACATGTTCATTGACGACATTCCTGAGAACGCATGACAACTAGAAAATCACACAAGGCTAGAGGGGCAACATATGAAACGGACATTAGAGACTGGTTTCGAGCAAATGGATACGACGCTGAGCGCCTTGCTAGAACAGGTGCAAGAGATGAGGGCGATGTTGTTGTCCGCTCAGACTTCCTTGGTAGCATTGGCGTTATCGAATGTAAAGCACCAGGTGCAGGCAACTCCATTGACCTTAGTGGATGGACCAAAGAAGCCCAACTTGAAGCCCTACACTACGCAGAAGCACGCGGACTTACCCGAGAACAGGTAATGCCAGCAGTTTTAATTAAAGCAAGAGGCAAGTCAATAGCAGATTCGTATTTAGTATTAAGGTTGGGAGATATATTCGGTGAATGATTTGCCCAGTATCAAGGCTGTGCTTGAGCACTACGGTGCCAGCATACGTCGAGACCATGGGCAAGCCAATCTAAAGTGTCCCTTTCATGGTGATAGTCACCAATCAGGTACTGCAAACTTAGATAAGAATCTATTTGTTTGCTTTGCATGTGGTGTACAAGGAAACAGTTTACAAATCATAGCACAACAGGAAAGGTGTGACATACGTGAGGCAGCAAAATTCGCAGAAGGAACTCTTGGGCATAGCGTCCAGAAAGTACCAGGAAAGCATCTATCAGGCCGAGGATTACCTGCGAAGCAGGGGAATCTCTCTAGAGGTAGCACGGCTGGCTCGATTAGGCGTAGTCGAGGAGCCTGAACCAGGTCATGAAGCATACACTGGTCGGTTATCTATACCATACATAACCAAGAGTGGTATCGTCGACATAAGATTTCGTTCGTTGAATCCAGCAGTTGAACCAAAGTATATGGGTATGACTGGCGTAGATACAAAGATGTATAATGTATTAGACATTGAACGAGCAGGTGATTGGATTGGAGTATGCGAAGGTGAACTTGATACCCTTACTATGTCTCGTTGTGTTGGCATACCTTGTGTTGGAGTACCAGGTTCAAACAGTTGGAAGAAACATTACACACGTTTGCTCGCTGACTTCGAACGAGTCTTTGTATTTGCGGACGGTGATGGACCAGGTAGAGAATTCGCAAACAGTTTGGCTAGAGAATTGCCAGTCACTGTTGTTGGATTCGGTGACGGGGAAGATGCTAATTCAGCATACACTAAATACGGAGCAGGGTTTATTAAAGAAAAGATGGGGTTAAATGATGGCACAATATGACAGTAAGTGTCCTGAGTGCGGTGAAGAATTTAATAATGTCTTCGAAGCAACTGACCACCTCTTAGAAGAAGATGAAGAGTTCGACCCAGCATTAATCTTACCCAATGGGTATAGGTTGATGATAGGTTCTTTACTTCGTTGCTTATATAATCATGCAGATAGCCCCGAGATGATTGAAGATGTAGTACAATCCACATATGCAACATTGTTTGCAGCAGAAAGTAAACCCGAGGTATTGGGTAGTGTAATAGAAGATATAATTGTCGGCTCTAGTATGAATGGTTTGGATGATGAACTCAAAAAACTCTTGGAAGATGGAAAATGAGGAGATATGGCAGATTATAAATTACCTCACGGAGATAGGTCTACCCATGAAGTCAGTGGTGAAGGACGGCGCATACTTAAAGATAGCCGTGGAAATTCCGATATTAAACGCGAACTCCACCTCGAAACGTACTTAAGTAATACGTGGCATGAACTCGCTGACTTGTTAGTAAGCAAGCACAGGGACTATGGCCCGAAGAATATATCCTTAGCACCTGGCGGTGCAATCAATGGCTTACGTGTACGTATGCACGATAAGTTAGCAAGAATAAATAACCTGGTTGATAGTGGTGTCGACCCAGAGCACGAGTCCTTAGAAGATTCCTTCAAGGATATGGCAAACTATGCAGTCATTGGACTGCTAGTTCTACGAAAGCAATGGGATAATGATAGTAACTTTGACAAAGGATGAAGTAAGAGTATGTGCTAACCTAGCAGTTGAACGTTGGCTTGCTAAGATGGGCTCAGTTGACCGCCCTAACTATGCAGCAGGCAAACGATTAGGTAAGTTAGAGCCTGAGATTAATGCTAACATCAGAGCGAACGTTGCTGAGTGGGCAGTAGCCCGCACTTATAATATGCAATGGTCTGTACCTTGGTATCCTAATGAACTTCATAGTCAGCGCAAGGACATACCTGACGTTGGTGATGTAGAGGTACGCACAGTACGCACACGTGACTCTATTCCATTTTGGAAAAAAGATGCAGGGCGTACAATCTTTGGTGTCAAAGTTATAGATGAAGAATATTATTCTACTGTAGAAATCTATGGTTCATTCAAAGCAGATGACTATGCTACTGATGAATACTACCAAGCCGACATTAATGGGTGGCGTGTACCGCTATCACAGATACAGGAAGTGATTGTAGCATAATGGATTGGGAAAGAATTGAACCCTGGGATTATATTGTTGTTGCTGTTGCAAGCCAGTACCACAATAAATATTCTATAGTAGAACTTGAAGATATAAAACAATCTTTATATCAATGGTTTCTTGAGCACCCGAATAAACTTAATGAGTGGGAAGCAATAGGTGGAAGAGATGCGAAGAACTTAATCTATCGTAGCCTTCGCAACCAAGCGTTGGATTACTGCCAAAGGTGGAAGGCTAAGACCAATGGCTATGAGTTGTCCGATATTTTTTACTACAATCCTGAGGTTGTTGAAATCTTAATGCCCTCTGTTCTAAGGCGTGACCTTACAGTCACACCACAACTTAACTTAGATAGCACCAGTGGAGGTGGCACACCCTCAGAGGGTGGCAACCTTATGTCCATGATGATTGAGATTGATGTTGCTTATAATAAGTTAAGTAATAGCGATAAGCATGTATTGTTCTTGCGCTATGGTGAACAGGCAGACTACCATGAAATGGCAGATGTCATGGAACTAGGCACAGATGACGCTGCGCGTATGCGTGTTAAGCGTGCCCTCTCTCGCCTTATAAATAAGTTGGGTGGGTTCAGACCCTTCAAAGATGAAGACTCGGACGAAGAGACGACACCAGAGGTAGAAGTATCAAAGGAGAAAGCCGATAGTGAAAATGATTACGAGAAATAATAATGTCATCATCGGGCTCAAGCCACCAAGCCATGCAAATAGACTGAACCCTATTGTAAACTTGGTTGCCTTGAACTTCCCCGCGCTACTCAATTACTTCCCAAGGGTTACTTGAATCTAATTCCATAGCAAGCAAACCCTCTAAGTCCATCTCGGCTGGGTCTATATGCATTGACTCGCCATTTATATTATAGAACTCTTCAATCTCTTTCATGCTAGCAAACTGTGGTTCGTCGCTCTCTGTCTTAAAGCACACAGAACAACCGCCGTCCTCGCATATCTCACATACCATTGTTACCCTCCCGTTGAATAGAATCCACTGCCATTGAACTTGACAGGTGGTGCACTGTACACCCTTACCATTGGCTCATTACAATTATCACAGTAAGGTATGATTTCATCGTCGGTCATACCCCGATTGACTGTAATAATACTTGAGTCAACTTCACATTTGTATTCATAACTTGCCATTATGTTGTACCTAAATCCTCGTTCGTTGGGTAGATAAAGTCTTCTGCCCATGGGTCTGATGTAAATCTTGGTATGTCTAGACTATGTATTGAACCACCCCAATCATGTCGTGCTTGATGCCATGCTCGTTCCTCTACTATATCTTTTAGAAACTCAGTCATCTTCTATCTCCGTTCCCTCAGGCATTGGTGCTGTTGCTAGCGTACCACACTCAGCACACTCCATGTCAAGGAAGTACATAGCAATCTCTCCGTCGTCATCAAAGACTGTCTTAAGATTCCAAATCTCACAGCCACATGGGCATACCAGTGTAGGTGTACCGCGTATATCCATAGCCTGTGTGTAATCAGGTTTCATTTCTGTTATATGTTTAGCCATTTTGTATCCTCTCTATAAGTCGTCATAACAAATACCACATACCCACCATGAAAGCATTTCGATTAACTCACTCTCGGGTGTTGGTTCTCCACACCGAGTGCAGTCAATTGTTTCTTCCTCCATTAGTAGTTACCATTCCTTTTCCAATGAGACCATGCGTCACATGGTGTCCCGTATCTGTAATAAATATAATCAAGCCCACGCTCTATCTGTCGTGGTGCTGGTGTGTCAGGGTCAAGTCCCAACAGTTGTGGTATCCCACCCGCGTGCTTCCCCATTACACGGACAGAATTGAATGCGTCAGGATTCCATGCGGATTCCTTAGCCCACAAACTGTTGAGACATGACCATTGTTTATCTCGCCACTCGCTGAGTTTATCTCTAGCGTATGCCTTGCTATCTACTTTACTCCACGCAGTCTGAACTGTTTCTTTTAGTTGTGGTTCGCTCGTTGGAGTATCGTATAAGAACAATGCTACTACTACGAGTAGCAAGAATGTTATCGCCTTCATTGGGTTGTCCTTACCCTGTGTGCAAAGTTAATCATCTGCCTGCGATTGTTCCATGTCAATGAAACATTTGCAAGTAGGACACGCTCACCTGGTAGAGTGCCACCCCAAATCCCATTGTCTAAGTTCTCCCTTTTCATACCTTCGTCAAAGCATTGAGCCTTGACTGGGCATGCATTACAGATACTTATCGCGGTCTTTACATTAGCGAGACGCTCTCTATACTCGGGAGTATTCTCATTGGTATGGGAACTGCTTCCGTCACTGTCAATAGACTCGCTGAACCATAGGTCAGGGTTCTCATGACCTGTACATAGACCTTGCATAGTTATCTCCTAATCGTTGAGGTGGTCTTCCCACATTTCATCGGGCTCTTGATAGCCTTCATCATCTTCTTCATCTAAACCTAGTGCAATATCATCTTCAAGTCGTGGCTCGTAACTCATGATAACTAACTTCCCTTCTTTGTATATATTGCATAACTTTTCCGCAAGGACACTTCATCTTTACTTCCCCGTTAGGGAAACCAAAGCCGTCACTTGTATGAAACTCTACCAAACCATCGCATTCATCTGGGTCACATACAAAGTAATATACTTCACTCATGCTTACCAAACTCTCTGCCCACCTTGAACTCGGCAGCAATTGTATCTACTGCCTCACTTAGCCTACGCATAAGCATGCTCTGTTGCTCATCAGATAGATGAGTCATCATCTCTCTAGGCAATTCTGCTTTCCATACTATGTTCATGTGCTATCCTCTCTTATGTGAATGGGTGAGTAGTTTCATGTCGTACTCAGGACAATCCGCTTGCCACAGTTAAGGGCAAGAGGGAGACTACGCTTCGAAGACTACTGATGTGTAGCCGTTAAGGCGTTCGTGCGTGGTAACAAGACCCTTGCTACCAGTAAGGTGCTGATAAGTGCCGTCACCTAGGGATACCCATAGTGAGTTATCTTTGAAGCGACCATTGTCGGCTGTTGCCTTGACAATAGTACCACGCTTAGAATACCCTGTTGAAGTATCGAAAGAGTGGTATGATATTTCGTCTGCGATAATACGCAGTTCCTCAGCCAAGCCAAGGATAGTTGCTGATGTGGACATTTGTTACCTCTCGTTAGTAGTTGTATAAGTGGTCAAGGTTTCTTACGCTTTGCCAGTTGGTATTCGGTGTGTAACATAGGCAATCATCTATGAAGATACCGCAATCATAGCATGAGCGACACATATTACAGTAGTACGGGTTGTCTGTCAAGTCGGTTTCCGACTCACAGTAGGGGCACAGGTCTAACTCAACCTCTACCTCTACATCATCAACCCATAATTTTTCTTGCTCAGGGTCATACTTGTAAGGTTGTGCTACATAGGCATAGACCTTAGGCTTGTGGCTTTGATTACTCCACCACATACCCTTGTCGTCCCATGCACCAGCCTTCTCGTTGATGAGATACATAGGGTGCTTAGCGGTAGGGTCACAGGTTAGGATAGCAATTTTGTTACCACTAGCCCATGACTCAACCATAATCCATACATTATCATCATCTAATGCAGACACACCACCAATTTTAGGTAGCGTATCCTCAGCGAAGACTCTCGTATCACTACGATTGTCGGACTTGCCGATACTTATATCAAGCACACCATTGTGTGCTAGGTAAGTACGCTCATCACCACCAACCATGAATGGGTGACAGTTCTGTTCGTTCTTAACACCATGCGTGGCGTATCGTGCGTGCCACATGGCGTAGCCACTAGGATATTGCTTACGCAATTCCAAGAAGCGGGCGATAGATTTTTTAGCAGACATGCTACGCTCGGAGATTATCCTGTCGCCAGCATGAATAGCAAACCCAAATCCATGTGGATTAGCACATGAACCTGCGGTTAAGTCCGACTTACTGGGTGTAGAGTCGGGCTCACATACTACAAGTAAGCACATAGTATCATCTCCTCACGCGTCAGCCTTGATAGGCTTGTTAATATCTACTGATTGTATCTTGTCCAGCCTAGAGTATAGGTCGGGGTAGAGTCCATTGTTGGACACTACATAGTCAGCGAACCAGTCCCAAGATAACGCGCCAAGTTTGACATCATCTAGTCGTAGTTCCCTAGTGTATTCTACCATAGCCTGTGTTAAGTCTAGGGCACTTAGCACACCGCTTGTATTCATTGTGCCTCTAAAGAAGCGCAATTCTATTGTGTCTTTGTTCTGCGTATTGACCGCAGAGTAGCGTTCGCTACTGTGTCTGTCGGGATTACCGACCTTGTGCTTGAGT